ATTCAAACAAGAGAAGCAGAGCAATGTAAAAAACTACGAGACAATCTTCGAGAAGATTAAAAACCTCACTGAAGGTGAGGAGAAAACATGGTCGTGGTATCGCAGAGAAGTAAAGAAGATTGCTCTTACATACAAAAAACAACCACAGAAATTCATCAGGGAGGAGAGGTCAGACCGCTCACAAGATGAAGAGATGCAGGATGTCAATGAGTTGAGAAGGTATGCCAGGCAAGGCAGACTATTTCTCTTTGAGTATAAAGCAAAGATGAAATACCTTCCATACTATGACCAGTTTCCACTGGTGTATACCATCGCAGCAAACAAAGACCACTTCATCGGTGCAAACCTACACTACTTACATCCAAAGAAGCGTGTGTTTGTGGTGAGAGATTTGTTGCGTGGAAAGATTAACGTACCTAAGAATTGCATCCATAAATATATTACAGACCATGTGGATGGATTTCTACTTGACCTCGGGTCCGATGAATGGGACTCTGCTATAGCATTACCTGTAGAAAGATTTGTTAAAGAAAGAAACGGTCAATCGTTTCCATACAAGTCGGTCGATGTGTGGAAAGAGACTCAAGACTCGTACAACCTTAAGTTTAAAGCGAAGCGAATCATTAAGGGTTACGGTAAAACATCAGACATCGAGGACGCACGTTAATGATACCCAGTCAGTCTACTAGTGGGACACCACCAAAAGGACAATTTAAATATCCTAATGTCGCATTCACATCTGACATGGATTATGTGTTGTTCACATTCTACAAATACAAAGCACCATTTTCAGCTCAAAGTCAGGTGCAAGCTGGTCAAGGATTGAATCAATACAATTCATCAACCACAGGACTGACAGCAACTGGTGCAACCGTTGCTTTGTATATGCCAGAAGATATGGAAGGTGAGTATGGTGGTCAATGGCAAGACCAAAACTTCAGTAACATGGCAGTCGGTGCTATAGCAGGTTTCGGTGGCGCTGCAGGAGGTGACCTTGCACAAGGACTAGGACAAGTTACAAATGCTATTGGGAAGGCTACGAGTAATGCTCTTACTAAAGGCACTCTAGCAGCCAACGCTATCTCTGGTGCATTGGCTAAAGCAAACTTTGGATCTGTAACAGTCAATGATATTTTTGCATCGGCTACTGGACAGGTACTCAATCCAAATACCGAGGTGCTATACAAAGGACCAAAGATGAGAAACTTTTCTCTGAAATTTAAGATGGCACCCAGAGATTCAACTGAAGCAGAGCAAATTAAAAAAATTATTCATGCTTTTAAGTTTGCTACACTTCCCACATATAAAGGAGCAGGTGAGGAGAACCTGTCCTTTGTGTCAGTCCCACAAATTGTTGATGTTACCTTTAAGAAAGGAAGCACTGACCATGATTGGGTGACACAATTCAAACCATCAGTAATCACAGGTTTTCAAGTATCATATACACCTGACGGTGCTTGGGCAACTCTACCTAATGGGTCTCCAGTTGCAACATCTATTAGTATCACATTCCAAGAACTCAAGATGGTTTATGCAGACGAATTAAAAGATACAGGAGCATCCTACTGATGTATTTTTCACTATCACCAAACATTCAATACGATACTAAACCTGTCAAGTTTCCTTTCTCGCAGTCAGACTATGTGGTTGCGAATAATTTCTTCCGTAGATTCCAAATCAATCCTGATAAGTTTAGTTACTCTGTCTTCTTTAAGAAATACTCTATCAAAGAAGGTGATAGATGGGATACTATTGCACAAGAAGCATATGATACTCCTCTATATGATTGGGTGTTAATCATTACTAATAATGTTATCAACCCACAGTTTGATTTCCCAGTAGCAGAATATGAATTGAGAGACCTAGTAGATAACCCTGACGATGTAGCATACTACGAGACTACAGAGTTGAAGAATCAGGATGGTGAAGTTGTATTAGAAGCAGGTCTTAAAGTAGATGCTGCATTTAGAAGTAGACAATACAACTATGTGAATAGCAGAGCAGGTGGCACACTTGTATACACCTCCACTCCTGGTAGTAATATCTCTGTTGGTGTGACAAATCTTGAGGATGCTATCAGAGAGAATGAAAAGAAAAGAGAAATTTATATTCTAAAACCAAGATTTTTACAAGAGTTTATTAACGAGTTTAAAGCATCTAGTTTCTATGCCAAGTCAACAAACTATGTTGGCAAGCAGTTAAAGAAGGCAGGAATCTGACTCGACTTTTTAGACAAAAAAATTGGGCGGATTTTTTTACCGCCCAATTGGTTTTCGCTATGCGATTTTCATTTTAGGGTGTCAACAGCAGCGAGTGCTTTCTGACGCAGTGCCTCAGGCAGTGGCACATAACCCAGTGAGTCTGCTTTGCTTTGCTGCTCAGGGGAAAGCATGTAGCGTAGCATGGTCTTCACGTCCTCATTCTTTTCATACTCAGGGTATGCAAGAATCCAGGTGAGTGAAACGATAGGGTATGCGTTAGCACCAGCGGGGTTAGCGTCGGCACCACGCAGTTGGTCATCAAGGACAATCTCACCGAGACCAGCGGATGCAGTCTCAGCAGATGCCTTCACGAAGTTACCTGCTTTGTTTTGAATGGCAACCTGTTGCAGGTCACCCCTCACATAACCATAGTTTACATAACCGATGCTACCAGGGGTGTTAGTGATACCAGCAGCAACGCCACTGTTACCTTTACCACCAATACCAACAGGCCAAGAGACTGCCTTGCCAGTGCCTACAGTCTTCTTCCACTCAGGAGAGAAGGCAGACAGGGAGTTGGTGAATCCTTTGGTAGTGCCACTGCCATCAGAGCGATGGACGGTAGCAATACGCTGGTCAGCACAACCGAAGTGAGACCAGTTATCAATCTTGCCAAGGAAGACATCAGCCAATTCAGTCTGAGTCATCTTGACTTCACATCCAGGGTTGTTGTAGGTAGGGACGATAGCACCACCAGTCATGGGGATGTGGACCATACCTTCAGCAGGTTGCTTAGCATCAGACACGGCACCATCGCTGGCACCGAAGTCAACAGTCTTTGCTTTGAATTGACGGACACCAGCACCACTACCAACTGCTTGATAGTTTACTTTGTTGCCTGTATCCTCAGCAAAGCTTTGAAGCATGTTGTTATACAACATGGCAGGGAAGGAAGCACCAGCACCATTCAGTTTGAATGGCTCTTTGACTTCTGTCGTCTCGGTGGAAGCGCAAGCTACCATCATGGGCGCTGCCAAGGCGGCAGCTGCGATTGCTTTGAGTTTCATATTTAGTTATCAGAACTTGTACTTGGTGCCGACTTCAACTTTCCAGTCACGGGTGCTGTCAGATTGGAAGATGTTTTCCCACTTACCATAAGCAGAAAACTTATCAGTAATCTTTACCTTACTTCCAACTTCAAGAGCAGTGAAGGTTTCGTTTTCGCCAGCGTCGGGAGCAGTAACGCCAAGACCACCTTCAATATAGGGTGCGAAACGACCAGTTTTCCATTCGTATCCGACACGTCCTTGGTGGACTGCCTTCGAGTAGTCATCATCGGTGCCTTTAAATTCGTGCTTGGACTCTACATAGGGTCCTGCAAGGGCAGGAGTCGCCAGTGCAGACATTGCCAGTGCGGCTAGTGCGATTGCTTTCATTTGAAATACCTTTGTGTGTTTTGCTTTGTCCTTAAGACCCTTATATTATACAGCAAGTATCTCCCTGTGTCGTTAAGGGCGAGTTAATGTTTGGGTCGCATGAACAAATCGATATATTTAGAGGGAGTTAACGTAATTTTAATGCTCACTACGGCACAAAAAAAGACCCCTTGTCAGGGGTCACTGAAAAATCAAACTATAATAAGTAGCGATGACTAAGAGGGTCAAGCAGACCCTCTCGTATGTCCACCTCAATCTTCTTCAGCAAGGCGAGCGAAGTAGGACAGTGCATCGTCCTCATCTTCGGTAGCAGCAGGTGCTGCTGGTGTGATGTCGGCGTCATTGAAACCAGCATCCGTCTTGCGACTGCTGAAGTCGGGAGTGAAACTACCACGACCTTCGCTCTCGTCCTCCAGCTCCTCATCGAGGGTGCGGGTGACCTTTTGGCGTGCGACCTGGGGAGTCTGAGTAACACCCAGCACCAGATTCAGACGCTCCTCCAACTCCTCATAGGACTTGAAGTTTTCCTTGGCAGTGAAAGCAGCGAGCGAGTGCTCGGACTTCCAGATTGCTTCCAGCTCGGAATCGTCTGCAGAGAGTGCAGTCGGTGCAGCAAACTCTGACTTGTCGTAATTCCAATACCCTGCGACGTTGGTAATCTTCAGTTTGAAGTTAGCACCTTCCCACATATCAAACGGGTTGATAGGGGTCTCGTCCTCAAACTCAGGTTGCATTGCTGCCATAATCTTATCAAAGATTTTCTTGCCAAACTTATACAGTTTGACTTGACCTTCGTTTTCAGGGTTAGCACTGTCCTTGACAACATAGATGTTGGCATAGTAGGACAGCTTACGCTTCTGCTTACGAGCAGTTTCCTTGTCGGCATCGCTGCCGCTATTCCAAAGACGGCGATTGACCTCGCCCACAGGGTCCTTGCCACCGTTGGTGGTCAGGGAGTTTTCGATATACCATCCGCCAGGACCTTGGAAGGCATGACTATACAGTTTTGCCCAAGGCACTTCTTCTCCCTCGGGAGCAGGCAGGAAGCGGATGATTGCAAACCCATTGCCAGCGGAGTCAACACTGGGCTTCCAAAGACGCTCATCGCCATTGGAATTGGAGTTTGTTTTCTCAAGCTCCTTCGTCAAAGTTGCGAAGGAATTTTGAGACTTGCGCTTAAGATCAGCAAAAGACATAGGATTCTCGGATTAAGTTGGATTTGGTTTGTGTGACGCCTGTATCACTCGGTCATTATAACAGGGCAAAAGGTCGGCGTCAACCCTTTGCCTCTAACTCTGCCTCAAACTCATCGAGTTTCTGCAGCATTGCACCCATAAGGTTGCGGACATCATCGGTGCCCCACCATCCGTAGAGTAGTTTGGCACCTTCTTCGATGTCTCTCACCATGTCCTTTGCCCTAGGGTCATCGGACAGTTTCATTCTAGTATAAAAGACTTGTTGTTTTTCAATCAGAGCACGCACAGTATCAATATATTCTTTGGCATCCTCTTTCGTGCCCTCCAATGGCGCTGACAATGTGAGTTGCATTGCTTTCATTTGCAATGCTTCCATTTGTTGCGCCTCTTCGCGCACGATATCTGAGTCGAAAAAATCTGTCATACTAGCATTAGTTTTGCTCTGGACGTTTTCTTGATGAAGTTGAGCTCTTGAGCATCATGCTTCAATTTTTCTTTGAGAGGTTTCGTGATGAGTTTAGGCACCGTCTCAACCTCAATGTTATTTACATCACAATAATGTAGGATAGCATCAATATAATTCATTTCATTATAAGACGCAATCTTCTCTACATCTTGAGAGAATTTTGCAGCAGTCATAAATCTATCCTCTAATATGTCTCCTTTATTCATAGGTTTTTTTGTAGTGGTCTCTATACCCGATGAGTTTCTGAAGGTATTCCTTCTTTGGTGTTTCTACAAACACCTGAGTGTCTCCGCTTTCGCAAGCGATGATGGTTACTATTTTATTTACTTTTAGTTTGTATCTTTCAAGCAGCATACATGCGTATGCTGTTTCTTGTATCAGGTAATCTTCAATCCACTGGAGCTTCTTCTCTTTCGCTGATGTCTTAAAGTCGATGATAGATAACTCACCATCAAATTCAGCGATGCAATCTACGCGCCCCGCTATCTCCAAGTGGTCTGAATATAGTGCTACCTCTTGCGCGTAGATATTATTGATACGACTTAGTGTGGGTTTAGTATTCTTAAACATCATCAAGGGTAAGTGCTTACCCTCAAATCTTTTCTCGTCGTATTTATTATTTAGCCAGTCTTCACACATGAGGTGGAAGTCTGTGCCGCGTGTTGCGGCACGGGTAGAGACACGATTTGCTTTTTCCTCACCCACTCTGCGCCGCCACTTCGCAATGCCTGCTTTCTTTTCAGGATTGCTACCAATGACTGTAGTAATAGAGGGATACTTACCACCAGACGGGGTGAGATAATATCTCTTCCCGTCAATCATTTCGGTATCCATTTCGATTGGGTCTTTCAACGGCACATGATGAAAAAGCATGTTAGAGTCCTAGATTTGTTTTGCTGATGAGATAACTACGGACAAGTCCGCTACGAACAATGTCCTCAAGTTGAAACTCTACAGTTGCAAACTCATCCATTGTCTCGATGATACGCATGAAGTCAATGATGCCATTGCGCTCATGAGTTTTGATAAGGTCAGACTGTCTAACGTCTCCGCAGAAAATAATCTTGGAGTCCTGTCCGACACGGGTGATGATACTATCCAGCTCGTGGAAGTTTAGATTCTGCATCTCATCGATGAGGATGATTGCATTGTCCAGTGTAGTGCCACGGATGAATGATGTAGACCAGAAAGAAATGGTTTCCTGTGCCTTCAGATTGTAATAGAGTTGGTCAAACTCTTGGTCTGAAGCCATCTCAAACATATATTTTACCATATTCTTATAAGGAATCTGGTATAGGGATGACTTATCTTCATGGTCTCCAGGTAGGAAACCAATCTCGCGTGTGGATACTA